CCGCAACCGAGGCGGGCGCTCAAGGCAGTAACCGTGCTTGATCGATAATCCCGCTGCCGAGGGCGGGCCTTTTCGCGCAGGTGTGACAGGAGGTGCTTTATGGGGAACCGTCGTCGTAACAACTCTCTCCATTCTCCCGGAGTGGTAAGCGCCGCAAGGCATTGGATGACAATAAGTTGCACTGGCGAGGCGGAGTTCGATTCCGGAGTGAAACAGGTCGCGAAATCGACTCGAAATGTCCACCGCGGCGCTCGCCACGTCGCGCCGATCTGGTAATCAGATTGTCGTTGGTTCGGGCGGCCGATCAACCCAACACGTCGGTTCACAGGCAAGCGCAATGCCGAGGTGACACCACTAGCTTCTCCCTTCGGGCCGCTCCGCTGCTCCACCCGGCCATCGTCCGACACCCGCCGACCGTGCGGATCGCCGGACATCGATCCCGAAGCGCCGAGCCGGCTGACTACTCCTGGCCATCGCAGCCCTGGTCAAATACGACGTCTTCTCTCAGCGCTGCAAACCGTGATAGGCGATAGGCGATAGGCTCATGAAAAAGCTCTTCAACTCCCTCCTGCTGCTGTTGGCCACCGCCACCGATCATGTCCTCGTCCTCCACGTTCGTGAACTGGTCCTTCGGCTGGACCAATGTCTCACCTCGATTTGTGCTTTGTAGAGCGGAAAGCTTTACAAATCAATAGGTTGCGTCGTTCACCCTTCACCCGTCATTGTGCTGTTCCCTTGGAACGGTGTTTCGGTCGCTAAACCCTAACCAAAACCCGCCACGAAAGAACGCCGCGATCCGCTCAAATTGGCCCATTATCGCCAGTCGCTTATGGACTTTGCCAAGTTCGAGAGCCGGGCCGCGCTTGCCCGCTACGTGGGGTTCAGCCGAGCCAGGGTGACGCAGGTGCTGCGGCGGCTCGAGGCTGGGTCGGCGGTTCCGTGAGTTCGTGAGTTTCCGTGACCCTACCCAACAGGGCCGTCAGTCGGTAAAATAAAAAATTCAATTGCGAGCTTGCCGAAGAGACAACCCGGTCTACAAGGAGGCTCTCCGGGCGGGGCAAGCGTGTTGTTGCAGTGACCGACGTGCTCGCCCCAAGGACTATAGGGCTCGTGCCGCGGACAAGTAGTAGATGATCGTCATTGTCACTTATCGACGTAGCGTGTGCGTCAACCTCACCGAGCGCGCCAAGGGGGTGTCGTGGCCGAACGCCTTAAGCAAAGGAACGAAGATCGCGGCGAGGACTCCTCGGCCGTGTCGAGGCGGAATCGGCCTGATTCGCTGAACAGGACCGCGCGCGCAAAGGGGGTAAGCGTCAGTTTCGCCAGGAACGGCACGGATGTCGATGCTGTCAAGTCAATCGCCGACGCATACCGCGCCGAACTCGGCTTTCATACGCGGCAATCTTTCCTGGAGAGCCTTTCTCGCCGAGAACTGCTCGTCGCAAGAGTGGAAGGCCGCATCGTCGGGTTCTTGCGCTTTCACCATACCCGCGCGGGCCACACAACGCTGCAAGAGATTGCCATAAGCGCTGCGGCGTGCCGCCGAGGTGTCGGCCGGCGCCTAGTCAGCGAGTTGCTCAATGAATGCCGGAGTCGGGGTTCACATGTCATCCGGTTGAGCTGTCCAGTCGAGCTTCCGGCGAACCGGTTCTACGCGAGTCTTGGCTTTCGCCGGTCGCATCGCCGAAGCAAGGCGGGGAAATCCCGCCCGCTTTATCAATGGGAGCTGCCTCTGCTGACAGCCCGGGCGCTCGCGTTTGTGGCCTCGCTCACCAATGCCGCGAACGACCTGCGAAACCTTATTCCCCTGTGGGAGAAGGAAGGGCCAGGCCCGCGCCCGTTTGAGCACTGCATCGTCACGCCGCTGTTCGTCGAGCCGCGTACGCTCTCCTACGTGCGCCACATGCGGGAGAGATGGGGCGTTCATATCTGGTTTGACTCCGGCGGGTTCTTTGTCCAGCAGGGCAAAATCCGCTACGAGGATCTCTTTGCGAGGCTGCTGGCCTTCTACCGGGAACACGATTGGGCGACCGCCTATGTCCTCCCCGATTACGTGCCCACGTCGAAGAACAGCCCCGCAGAGGTGGAAGAGCGGGTGCGAGTAACCGCGGCTGAAGGGGCGAAGTTCCAGAAGCGGCTGCCCGAGGCGATCCGATCCAGGACGCTCGGCGTTCTCCAGGGGCATGATCCACAACACCTGCGCCTTTGCCTGGAGAGTTACACTGCCGCCGGAGTACGGCGACTCGGATTTGGCAGTTTCGATACAGGCGGCGGCAATGGCGAAATCAACCTGCTGACGCGGGAGGCGACGCTTCGGCTGGACGCCGTTCGGGAACTGCTGGGCGAAGCGAACGACGCCGCCCCATTCGACGCGGAAATGGACCTGCACCTCTTCGGCGTCGGCTCGCCCAATCTCGTCGCCCGGTTCGCCGGGTATGGCGCCAGCAGCTTCGACAGTTCAGGGTGGATGCGGACGGCCGGGTATGGGAACGTATACCTGCCCTTCCAGGGGCGGCGCAACATTACGCACGGCGCTTCCGCCGTGACATGCGGTTCTGGTCTTTCCGCGCGCGAGTTCTACGCACTCTGCGAGCAGACCGGACACGCCTGCCCTTTTTGCGCCGACTATCGCCGGCTCCAGACAAACCGCTACGCCCGGATGTGGCATAACGCGCTCGTCTTCGGCGAGATGACTCGCGCCATCAACGCCCGGTTTGCGCCGCTTGAGCAAGGAGGCGAGGATGGTTAGGTCAGCGGCGCACACGTTCCACACCCGGCATGACTTCACCCCCGAACTTGGGTGGGCGGCGTTTCAGCTCGTCTACGAGATCGGCCGTGCCGGCGCCGATTCAGCCGCTCTCAAAGACGCCGCGCGAGCCACTACGTCGCCGCTGGCCCGGCGGTCGGACCTGACCAAAGTGCTCGCCTCGCTGGAGGACTTGGGCCTGCTGGCCCGTGACGGCAAGGCGGTGGCCCTCACCGATTTTGGCCAGGCGCTCGCTGCCGGAGTCGGAGCGTATGAAACCGGCTTTCGGGCAGCGGTCCACTGCATCTACGCCTGGCAATGGCTCTGGGTAGGCGACCGAGAGCACGCAAGTCCGTCCTGGAGCTATCGGGAGGTTTGCCGCCATCTCTTGTCAAGTCCGCCGGCAGGAATCGCATCGGATGACTTGGTGCTGCGCGTGGTTGACGCCGCGAGCCTGTTCAACGCGCAGCGCGTGTCATTCAGCCGGTCGAGCGTGTCCGGCGTGGTGAACTGGCTCATGGCCCAGACGCCGCCGCTGGTCGGGCAAGTGGGCAAGAAGGTAGCACGGGTGCGGGGGCAGGCCCCAGGCCCGACTTCACTCCGGCTGAATCTGGCAGCCGCCTGTGCGCTCGAAGGAGGACGCGTCAGCCTCGATGGCGATGTCCTGAATTTGCTTGCCGAAAGCATGCTGATTCCTCCGGATGAGTTATGGTTGCCGGTGGTCGAGTATGCTCGTGACTCGGTCGAATTCAAATTCATCCCCGGCGGGCGAGGAACGGTAGTTTTCGACCACGGAGAAGACGCGTTCGTTCGCTGGGTGTCAAACGCGGCGGGAAGGAGGGGTTGATGGCGGTTCGAGCAAAGCCGGCCGATGGCCCGAAACAAGACGACCAGGCGATACGCCTTCTTCCGATCTCGGACACGGTGAACGGAAGCCACGCGCGGGAGCGCCCCGCCGACGTGCTCGCGCACTACGAGCAGCTGTCTGGTCGGCTCTGGTTGCCTCCTCAACTGGACGCCTTCGGCAAGGCCATTTTCGACGGCATTGGCGGGGGCCGAACGAAATGGGCCAGCCTCACCGGACCCTACGGTTTCGGCAAGACGGCGGCTGGCATTCTCCTTTGGCAGCAAGCGCGCGAGGCGGACTTTCTCGCAATTCCGCCGCTTTCCTGCACGAACTACGACGAATTCGCCGCAGGTGTGGCGGCGCTCGCAGCCGCACAATTGCCGAAAGAGAAGAACCGAATCGAGAAGCTGTACGGGGAGATATGGGCCGGCGGCATCGAGCGGATCGCCAAGGCAGAGGCGGAGCGACACGACATCCCGGTGCGGAAACTTCGGAAGATCCTGGAGGCGCAGCTTGAGCACGGCCGGTGGGCTCCCGATGGGCACTCCCACCGCTTGGTCGAGTTTTTGGCCCGCTTGGGCCAACTTTCCGGCCGCTCGTCGCGTGGCCTGGTTGTCATCGTCGATGAACTCCAGCAACTCCTCGGCCCACTGGACGTGAGTTCGTTAAGCCGCCTGCGAGAGCTTGTCTGGGGCATGCGGACCGAACAATCCCCATGCGCGGTGATTCTTACGCTGGATACGCAGCTCGAAGCTCGCCTCGCCCATTGGGCAGCCGACCTGCTCCATCGCGTTCGGGAGGACAGCCCGGCGCTTCAGATGACTGCGGTGTTCAACCGTGATTTCCCGGTCTGGCTGTGGGAGCGCCTTTCCACTCCCAACGGGAGGTCCGGCAAGACGCTTCCGGCCTCGGCAGTGAGCAGTGAGGTGCTGGAGTCGCTGGGGCAGTTCGTCGAGCGGCCGGACCTCGCCAACGGGCCGCGCACGGTGGTTGACGTGTTCAACCGTGCCGTGGATCACTTCCGCGAAACCGGAAAAAGCTATGGCGTTCTCGATTTAGTGGATGACATTCACCAGGGCCGGTTCAAGTTTTTCGGAGAGGGTTCACCGGTTCAACGAATCCTGACGCAACTGCTCTCCGATCCCTGGATTGACGCAGACACAGTGCGGCGGTCCCTAGTGCGAACGCTGGCCGCCTACCCGCGAGGCTGCCCCGACGCGGTGGTCCATGCCCATGTCGGCAACGGCCGAAAACTCAAGGCTGCTCGCGACCAGCTGTTCGGGCCGCTGCTGGTCGAGCTTCCGGGTGGGCTTGCCCTGGAGCAGCTCCAGCAAGTCTCGCGCGGCGGCAGTTTCTGGGAGAACGCGCTCGCGCGATGCTGGGACTCCATGCCTGGGGTGTCCGCGCTCGCCGAGATGGTGCCGGAGCTGGTCACGCGGGTTCTATTGCCCAGGCTGTTTACGGGGCTCGGCCGTCCTGCCGGCGAATGGGCGGTGCTCGAAAGCGATGCCCGCGCGGCGGTCTCTGGCTTCCAGATTCTCCGGGGCAGTTTCGACCCGGCCTTTCCAGGCCGCGAGGTTGCGGTGTGGGTCGGCCAGCGGGAGCCGGCGCAGTGGCCCGAGGACGTTGACCTGTGCATCGGCTTCGTCTGTGGGCCGGAAACCGATCCGAGCACGCAACCTTCGGCCGAAGTCGCGAACCTGGAAGGCACGCCGCGCATCGTCTTTAAGATGCCGGCACTGGTCCCGATGGACTCAGCAGTGCCCGAGGAGATCGCGCGCTATCAGAAGTACATCCAGCCGGAACCTTTGCGGCCCGCTTATGTGCTCCTGGGGCTGCGAGAGCTTCAGGGATTGGACGAGGCGCCGCCGAGTGGCTCGGCATCGAGCAATGGGCGGGCGCGTAAGCACCTGCACGCGGCTGATACCATATCGACCGCCGAGCGGAGGAAACTGGCTGGCTTCCAAGAGCTTTGCCTTGACCACCTGATGCGGTTTCTCCTTCAAGGGGAGATCGACGCGGGCGTAGGCCGGCCCGTACGCCAACGTGGTCCCGAACTCCTTCGCGCCCTTTTTTCGGTCGCATGCCGAAAGCGATTCCCTTCCTATCAGACGTTGATTACCGTTCGCCACTGGAAGGCATTGATGGATGTCTATCGCACCGCGCTCGCCAGCGAGCGCCTGAGTCTGGCTCAGCGTCGCGGCCAGGAGGACGTGACCATGCCCAAGGCGGACGCCTACCGCCTGTTCTTCAACCAGTTGAGTACCGCAGCTGGTGACAGCTTCGTCCGATCCCTGGGCCATCTCGTCAAGGCGGCGGCCAAGGGCGATGCCTGGTCGTTTCGTTTCCCGCTTCATCCGGGCGAGTCGTCGCTCTTGGAGTATCTTCGCGGCTGTGCGCGTTCCCGGCCTGTGCCTTTGTCTGCGGCGAGGGAATACCTGCGGCATAAGGGATACGTCGAGGAGGAGGCAACCCAGATCGTCTCCCTGCTGGAAGCGCGGGGGCTTCTGACCATGGACCGGGGCCGCAGCGTGCGGCTGGTGGCCGGACACGCAGGTATGGAGGAGGAGGCCAGGAAGCGGGTCTTCGCAGCCCGCGATCAACTGGCTCGTCTTCTCGTTGCGCCACGCCTGCCCGAACCCTTGCCCACACGGGCAAGCGAACTGGCTCGCTTGGCGGACGAATTGGAGTGCCAGCTTCAAGATAAGATCGAAGCCTGCCGAACCATTCGGAAGGGCCAGCTAGACGACGTGCGTGCCGCCATCGGCAGCGTCCGAGCCATCGCGCTACCAGCAGAGTGGTTGAACACGGGCTTGAGTACGCATCTTGCGGGCATCGGAGACACGCTCGGGCGCACACAGACAAAGCTTGTCGATTCGCTGCGCAAGGAGGCGGAGTCTATCCAGGCGGAGTTGGCCGCGTCGGACGATGATCGCTTTGGCTGGGCGGTGCGGTGGGTGCGCAGGTGCGATTCGGTGAATGCTCAACTGGAAAAGCTGAGAAGCCGGGTTGCCGAATTTGAGGTCCAGTCCGCGGCGTTGTCAAGCTGGGTGCCGGTTAACCAGGAGCTGTTCGCCGTGACGACGCTCTGCTCGAAGATTAGTACCACCGATCCTGCTCCGGTTCACGAACTGGCTGAGCTCCTGGCTCGAACGCGGGAACGGTTCTCCAGAGAATCCTGGGAGCCGCTTGGTGCGGCACCGGAGTTCAGGGGCGAGCTACGGTCAATTAGCCAGGCACTCCAGGGGCTTATGTACAGCCAAGCCCGCGCTTACTTCGCCGAAGTCGAGATTCTGCGGCAACGGTTCGCCCCGCTTCTCCCGAATACGCCTGCACCGACGTTCGAGGAAGAGCATGGAGGGCGGAGGAAGGCTCGCAGCGGCTACGATGCGTTCGCGGCGCTTTACCGTTGGGCCTTGAGCGGCTTCAACGATGCATTCGCACGGGCTAAACGGTTGAAGAACCGCAGACAACCTTGGACGGACCCACGCAAAAAAGGCCGAAGCTGGAACGAACTTTCCGGCAGCCTTGAGTGCTTGCTTGAGAGGAAGGCATCAACCCAGACCATCGAGTACGTGTTGAAGGTAGGTGAGCAATTAAGTGAACTCCTGGGGGGGTTCGCTGGGATTGGCACTTGCGTGTTCGACACTCCGGAAGTCCCTCCGGACTTCGACTTGTTGCGAGAACGGTTTCTCCGGGGTGAAGTGGTGATCCGTATTGAGCCAAAGCAATAGCCAGACTAGTGAAGAGACCGAAGGACGCTGGCATGATCCGTGTAAGTGGTACGACCGAAGGACCAGAAGCGAATGCGGCGCGGGACTTGTGCCGCATTGTGCTTGCTTCCTGGCCCTGGCTAGAGGACGACTCCCAGGCGGCCATCGAGATTGTGGCTGGAGTCCAGTGCCACGGGCAATCCACCCGTGACCTCGACATCGTTCTGCTTGCGACCCTTCCTACCCGCGCCCGGTACGTTCCATTCCTCAGCTTCCAGCGCCGGGGCGATCGCCAGTGGATGAAGCCTACTGAGGTGCGAGTTGCGAGCCTTTGTATCATTTTCGAAGTCAAAGACAATGACCCGGCGGATGTGCGTTTCGAGGGCACCAGGCTGGAGGTACGCTACCGCCACGATGGCGTCGAGCACTGGCACGGTGCATCGGAACAGAGCTTCAAGCAAGTGTTCGCCCTGCGGAATTACCTCGCTTCGCACCATTTGGACGTTCCTTTCATCACAAACCTGATTTGGCTGCGCCAGGTTCCCAATGCGCAGCTGCCGCACCGCCCGCACAACCTTCTCGGCGGCAATCCGACATGGGAGTTGGTGCTGAATATCGTCGGCCAGCTCGATCCCCCGCACGAGCATGATGGGGAATGGACCCTGGAAGCCTGGCGGGAAAGGGTCCAGCCGAACTTCCAGTCCATCGTCCGGCTCCTGACGCTGCGCCTTCAGCCAACGCGGTTAGACAACGTACGCATGGCGCGGCTCGTCCGCTCAGCCCTCGATGCCGATTGGTTGCGTGATCTCGGGGTCAAGCAGCTCATCTTCCGTGGCCGCGGCGGCACCGGGAAAACGATGATCCTCCTTCAACTCGCATGGAGGCTCTACGAGGAGAAGGGTGCCCGCGTTCTGGTGCTGACCTACAACAAGGCTCTCATGGCCGACCTGCGGCGCCTGCTCACCTTCGTGGGCGTGGGAGATGTGGCGGCCGCTCGCAGCATCCAGGTGCAGACGGCCCACTCCTTCCTCGGTTCGGCCTTGCGCGAATTGGGCCTGCTTGGGCCGGATGAGGACTTGCTTGCGCGCTATGACGCGCTGAAGAGCGAAGGGCTCGCGCTCATACGCGGAGGCGGGCTGAAGGCTGAGGACGTGGAAAAGTTGCTTCGCGAGCGCCCGGAGGCGTTCGGTTGGGACTTCCTGCTGATCGACGAAGGGCAGGATTGGCCGGAGGACGAACGCGATTTGCTAAGATTTTTGTACCCGGCGCGGCAGTTCGTGATCGCGGACGGCATGGACCAGTTGGTCCGATCGGAGTCAGCCTGCGACTGGAAAAAAGGACTCGCGAGTAACGAAGTACAGGTGATCGCGCTCGCGCGGTGTCTGCGGATGAAGGCTGCGCTGGCGCAGTTTGCTAACGCGCTGGCAGAGGAGCTGGGCTTCGGAGGATGGCATGTCGAGGCGAATCAGGATGCCCCCGGAGGTCGGGTGATTGTGGTCGAGGGCGATTACTTTGCATCCCGTGAACTGCACGATCGGTTGATGCGGGCAAACGAGGCGGATGGTAACCAACCGGTGGACACACTGGTCTGCGTCCCGCCGGCCCTTGTCGTTCGGGAGGACGGGAGGGGAATACGCTCCGTGCCAGCAGAGAAGCTCGCGGGCTGGGGGCATGTTGTCTGGGATGGTGTCTCGACAGAAGTGCGCGACAGTTACGCCACCTCCACACAGCAGATGCGGGTTGTTCAGTACGACTCTTGCCGCGGGTTGGAGGGCTGGATCGTCATCGCGCTCGGGATCGATGAGTTCTTCCGATACAAGGATCATTCCTGGCAACCGGCGAGCGGCCAAGAGACGCCGTATGGCGACGATCCCGCCGCCAGGAGTCGATTTGCTTCGCGCTGGTTGATGATCCCCCTGTCGCGGGCGGTCGATACGTTGGTGTTGGAAGTGGGGGCCGGACGGTCGCGGCTGAAGGAGGCGCTTCAGCATGTCGCGGATCGGCATCCTGACTTCGTGGAATGGTACAAGACTGCTGGGCCGTGATACCCGGGTAACTCACGCAGCGGTCAAGGAGGATGCAGGCGTTCCGGGCGGCCCAAGAGAGAGGGTTCGCCAATGCAGACACAACATTCGGCACAGGGCTGCGGTAACGACTACGATCGCTGGAATCGCGCGTTGGCACGCTGGGCGGTTCACGGCTCCTCAGAGGGCACACCAATCTATCTTTCGGTGGACGAGCCGGCGCTTCTGACTGTAGCACGTCTCTTCGCTGGGCTTTCATGTGCGACTGTTGAAGAAGCATGCAATGCGTTCCAGCATGCGCTCATTTCTCGGTGCGTGACGGGCACGGAAGCTCGCGTTGACCTGAGCACGTTGGGTGGGACGGACAGCGATGGCATTCCTCGGTCGGTCGGCTTTCTCGCCGGGATGGTTTTCGCTGCGTACGAAATGCGGGACGACGAGAATGCCGATGATAGCACCTACTTTTACCGTCTCCGCGAATTCTTAGGAGTCAGTGCCGCGCCGGGAAATGTGCGCCCGCGAGGCATGGTCATTCCAGTCGGAAGGCCGGCCCCGGAAGAAGCTCTCTGGCAGCAATGGAATTGCTGGCTGGTTCAGCAAGGGTTTCAGCCTACCGCGTGCCAAGGGAACGGGCTGAAAAACAAGTATTCCAACTACGCCATCTCGCAAGCGCTTCTGCGGAAGGGCGATAAAGTGCGGCTCGCCCGCTGGTTCAGGGAGCCGAAACAAATCGAGGCGCTAGGCCACCACTCATGCGACCGTGATATTCTTGCCGTTCGCTTGCCTGAGCTAGGGCGGACCATCAGTTCGGCACGCCTACGCCAACTTCTCCAGGATATGGAGGATGACCGCCGTTTCCAGGCAATCATTGACGCGGCTTCAGAAGTGTATGACTCAATCGACTGGGACCAACCTGCGAACGTCTCCGATGCGGACATCATCGGCCCTCGCCGGTTGCGGGCGGGGCTGTATCGAACGGAAAACTTCATCACGGGAGCCATTGAATACTGGCTGTATCCGAAGATGCCGCGTCGTTGGCAGGGCGGAGCCTTGGCCGTCGAACACGCCGGGTGCAGCCACAGACTCTGGGAGCAGCGCCCAGGCTGGTTCATGCCTCTTTGGCCCGTCACGCTGAACAGCGAACAGCGGTATCCGATCACTGGAGCCGACGATATCACCGAACTGATTCTGCCGAACCGGGACTTCTGGATTCTGGTGCATGATCCGGATGACGAGGCGTCGAGCATCCTGGCCAGCTGGTCCGTGCCGGCACCCGGCCAAACCTTCCTGCTCCTTTGCCAAGAGAAGCACGCGCGGCAACTGCAAGTGCTCCGCGAGGAGCAACTCCTTAGCTGGGACGAGATTGTTCAATTCCCGCAGGGCGACCGTCTCTGGCTGGAGTATCGCGAGTGCCAGGTCGAGTCCTCCCGCTGGTCGCGGATGCTCCCGCAGCCAGGCTGCGAGGACCTGCTCGACGCCCTGCGTCCGGTGACGCGAGTAAACGTGGTTCTCGAAGGCGGATTGCGAGTCCCGGGGCAGCCGGTATGGATCGAGGGGCACCAGCCCGACCTGAAGCTATACCAGTTCGGGGGAGCGGTGCAGTTGCGGATTGTGGAAGCACACGCGCCAGATCAGTCCGTCTTCGAGGGACCGGCGGTAGTTAACGACCGGGTTTCCCTCCCGCAGCTTGCACCGGGAGAGTACGTCATCGAAGCCCGTGGTGCGGGCAGCGTCGCTGTCCGCAGGCTTCGGATTACCTCATGGAGCCAACTGGAGGCCCATCCGCCTACCCGCGACTATTCGATACCGGTCAACGGCTTCTGCCTGCGAGGCGCATCCTTGCTCCCGGTCAGCGGAGAAAGGAGGTAAGCGATGGCCCGGCAATTCTTCAGCATCCAAGCCGTGGGAACACCGAATGACGTGCTCCGTTCAATCCAGTCGAAGGTGCGCGCGCTGCAGTGCGGGCACATCGTGCCGGTCGTGTATTTCGAGAAAAAGGCACGGGGTGGGCAGTTCTACGTCTTCCTTGGGGTCGAAGGAAACCCCGGCGGGAAAGTGCCGGACGAAGTGAACGAACTCTGCGATCGCGTCCGGTATGAAAAAGGCGTCACGTCGGGAGGGTTCGTCGGACAACTCCTCGGCCCCTGTTCCTTCGAGCAAATCCGAAGCTCGCTTGATCCGCAGGAGTTCGATACTTCCGGCAGTGACCGCATTCCCTACTGTTCCCGCTGGGTACACGATCCGGGAGACCTCATCGATCTGCTCGACGTGGGCGTTTCAGCTGCTCCCGATCCCGAGCTTACGGCCCGATTTGATCATTTGCTAACTTGGCTTTCCAGCGCCGGGGAAGGGCGCTGGGAGACTTTCCTTCGCGCCTGTCAGACCCTCGGCGTCGCCGACGACGCCACTGCGACCCGGAGCGTCTTTCGCCGCCTCTTGCTTCTCGGGCACGTGGAAGCCTCGCCCGATGGTCGCGAATGGGTGATCTGCCCGCCGGTGTTCGTCCGTCCCCCGAACCGCCCGACTCAATGCTTCTGGTGTGGCCAGCGCACCGATCGGTGGCTGGGGCGCCTTCGAGAAATCAGCGAGATCGTCCCCGAACATCAGCCTGGGAGCCTGGCTCCCTCCCGAGTCACCATCGAAGTCAGCGATCCCCTCCGAACGGCGATTGCAGCGGATGCAGAAGCCTCGCGGTTCGAGTGGCAGGAGCAACCACTTTCCGATGTGCTTGCCGCTCACCTGCCCGATCTCGGCGGCTGGCAAAGATCGCTTCAACCGATCGTTGGCCTCACCAACCCTCGCACTGTCGAGCGCTGGGAGGGCCAAGCATTCGTGGAGGATACCTCGTTCTACATTCGCGATGGGCGGTATCACGGACAGTCAGGGTTTTATCGCGTCACCCGCGGCGAGGGGCGAGGCCAGTCGAAGTTGATGTTTTACTTCGATGAAGAGGGCCAGCAGCTGCTGCGAGGAGACTGGTATGGCCTGCGGTTTCTCGCGCTGCGGAAGGCGGGGCATCGCTGCGAGGCGCTTTGGGAGGGGCAAGACGGAAACGGAAGTACGCTCGTTCTTCGGGCCAGCGAGCGCTGGCCCATGATCTACGAACGGACGCTCGTACTCGCCTCCGGATTGCTGCCGGAACATTCGTCGGGCAGCAAGCTGCTCCGCTACCGGGACGTTCCTCTTTCGACGGCAAAGGCCCTCGCCGGAAAGCTCGGGGTCGAACTGGAGGTCCACAACAATGCATGATCTTATCGGGACTGCCGAGCGCATCCGGCGCGTGTACCGCCTCTATGTGGAGAGTGCGTTTCCGGTACGCTCGGACGCGCTGAGCCAGGAGCGCGACCAGCTCCTCGCCCGCAGCGGAATGCCGGGAGACCCGGGGACGCTGGCCCAGCCGCCCGTTCTCGAAACAGTCCCGGTGTATCAGCGCACTCAGATGAATCTCCAGCAGGCTAGCCAGTTGCTCGTGGCCCAGCATGGGCTGCCTGCGGCATACGGGGACCTTCAGTTCCTCGGCCAGCAACTCTTCCAGCTGGCCGACCGCCTCTACGATCATCAATGGCAGAGTCTGGAGGCGGTTCTTGCGCGGGGTAATGACCTGGTTGTTACGACCGGAACCGGATCGGGCAAAACTGAATGCTTTCTATTGCCTCTCTTCGCCGAACTCGCGAGTGATTCTGCCTCCTGGCCGGCCTGCCCGCCACCAGCCGACCCTCTTGCCCGCCGCTGGTGGGAACGGGATGGGGCACGGGTTGGGCAATGGGCGCACTCACAGCGACCCCATGCGATGCGAGCGATGATTCTTTACCCCCTTAATGCGCTGGTGGAAGACCAGCTTCGTCGCTTGCGAAAAACGCTCGATTCACCTACGGTCCACAACTGGCTTGACATCCAACGCGGCCGGAACCGCATCCTCTTCGGCCGCTATACGGGACACACTCCCGTATCTGGCCATCCGAACCAGTCAGCGGCCGTGCGACGGTTGCGCGACCGGCTGCGGGACATGGGCCAGGAGCACGCGGACATCCTCCAGCAGCTTAATGATCCGAGTTTATCAGCAGATGAGCGCGATCTGCTAGAGCGGGAGGTTCGTTACTATTTCCCCAACATGGACGGTGGGGAGATGTGGTCGCGTTGGGACATGCAGGAGACACCGCCCGACATTCTCATTACGAACTACTGCATGCTCAACATCATGTTGATGCGGAGCATCGAAGCCCCGATCTTCACCCGAACTCGAGACTGGCTTGCTGCGGACCCGTATCGGCGGGGACAGTCGGCGAAGCCGACCCGTCGGTTCTTCCTGATTGTGGACGAATTGCATGCTTACCGCGGAACACCGGGAACCGAAGTCGCGTACATCCTGCGGCTGCTGATCGAACGGTTGGGCCTTGACATCGACTCTCGTCAACTCGTCATTCTTTCCACCTCGGCCAGCGTTGATGAAAACGACCCGCGCTCGCGCGACTTCTTGCGCCAGTTCTTTGGGCGGGATCGATTCGAGATCGTAAGCCGCCCCCAGGTTCCTCCTTCTGCCGGTGCCCGCTCGCTTCTTGTCTCCTTTGCCGGTCCCTTCGCCGCGTTCGCCAATGCGGTCCAGGCCGATCCATTCACCCCAATGTGGGGGCCTGACCCGAATACCCCGGCCAACCAGCAGGCCATGACTACCCTGAGTGCGGCACTCATGTATGCAGGTACAGAGACGCACCCGCAGCGCATGCTGGGCGAGGCGCTGGTACAGCAGCAGGCTCACGAAGCGCTTCGGGATGCCTGCGCCGCATGCCACGGCGGGCAAGTGCGTCCGACGGAAGTGCCTCGGCTGGATGCGATCTTGTTCCCAGGGGCGGCGCCGACTGGGCAGATGTCACCCTCCATGCGGGGGCTGCTGCTTGCCCTGGCGATGTCGGAGCTGCCAGCCACGCGATCCGCGCCACAGCCGGTTCGAGGCCACCTGTTCTTGCACAACCTACAAAATCTGTGGATTTGTGCGAACCCTCAATGTAACGATTCCCGCTGTGCCACGACGCTACGCCAGCAGGAGTCGGCGGCCGGTCGGCCGGTTTCCGCAGGCGCGCTTCACGCTCGTCATCAGTTGGCGTGCTCGTGTGGGGGCCGCGTTCTTGACCTCATCGTCTGCGAGGTGTGTGGAGAAGTGTACCTCGGCGGGTTCCGGGCTAGGCAACAACTTCATGGTCGCGGCACTATCGAAATCCTGACGGCAGACCAGCCGAATCTCGAAGACATTCCGGACCGCATTACACCTGGTAAAACCTACGAACAGTACGCGGTCTTTTGGCCCCTGCCGGAGCAGCCGGCCTGGGTGACGCAGCCACAAGACCTTCAGTACGACATGAACCGCATTACAAGGCGCTGGGTCCAGGCTAAGCTCAATGTCTATTCGGGCGTCCTTCTCCGCGAGGCGACGCCACCGACGCAGGATGAGGTACCGGGGTGGCTCTATGTGATTGCCGGCAACCACCCGAATGAGTCGCCCATGCCGGGGAAATGTCCGCGATGCGATGCGGACTACCGCCAGAAAAATATCCCGACTCCTCTACGCAATCACCGCACGGGTTTCCAAAAGGCGTGCCAGGTGATTGCCAGCGCCTTGTGCCGAGAAATGCCGGTCATGCGCGGCCGGAAGCCGGCCCGGAAGCTCGTCATCTTCTCGGACAGCCGGCAAGATGCCGCGAAGCTCGCCGCAGGCATGGAGCGCGACCACTTCCGCGACATGGTGCGGCTCGCGCTCCTGGGGGCGCTCAATACATATTGGCGATCCTTCGAGGCGTTTCTCCGGACGCGACTCCCGCTGTTTCCGGCTGCGATTCCAGCACTTCAAGCGTCTCACCCCGCCGTCGCCGCGGTTGGGATGCAGCCGCAGCAACCCGATGATCCCCGCTTGGCGGCGGATTTCCAGGCTGCTTACCCACGGATGGTCCTTGAGTTCATGAACCGCCTCATGAATGTCCCGCCCGCTGATCCGCCCGCGCGCCAGCAGCTTGAGGAATTGCTGGCCCGCTACCCCGATCGCGTGCCTCTCCCGGAACTTCGCCGTATCGTCCATCAAATCCTGCTACAGCTAGGCATCCCCTCGGGTGGTCCTGTCTTTCGGCTGCTTGGCTACTGGGTCAATAATGAGCGGTCACCCTGGTATGGCTGCTACGACTGGGGAACTCCGGTTCCGCGCGAGCAGACGGGCCTCCCACCCCAGGCAACGCGCCTGCTTGGCAACATCGACGATGCGATCATGGCCGAGATCATGTACGCCCTTTTCCCCCATCGTGCGCGCACCCTGGAAGGACTGGCCCAGGGGACCGTGACGTACCAGCCGGTCGGCGTTCCGGCGCCCATAATCCGCGAAGCAACTCTGACCGTGATACGGCAGCTCGGCATCCGGCGTTCCTACCGGCACGCCGACTTCTTCCGGCCAGGAAACAATGACACGCTTCCGCCATTCGTGCAGGAATACCTCGCAAACCTCGGCATCGCGCCGGTGAACATCCAGCAACAGCTACTCCAGTCGGGCGCTGGTATTCCGGCCCTTTCCCGAATCGCGCTTGATCCCGACCGACTCTCGCTCTCCCCGCCACCTCCGGAAGTCACCTTGCCGGATGGGCGTCGTGCCCGACCTGGCTGGCGGTGTCCGACGTGCCAGACCTTCTATTTGCAGCCGGCCGGTGGTATTTGCCCGGACTGCGGCGATCCGCTTCAGAACGACTATTCGAGCCAGACGTTCGATTACTACGTCTACCTTTCCGAGCAATCCGGCCAGCCATTCCGGTTCCGAAGCGAAGAACTCACCGGCCAGACCGATTTTGCTGACCGGCCGAGGCGACAGCGGTGGTTCCAGGAAGTGTTCGTCCAGGGGGAGGAACGCCGGCCACTCGGCGTCGATCTCTTAAGCGTCACGACGACAATGGAGGCTGGCGTTGACATCGGCTCGCTGCAAGCCGTGATGATGTCCAACATGCCGCCCCGGCGCTTCAACTACCAGCAGCGCGTGGGCCGAGCGGGCCGGCGCGGCGCAGGACTGTCTCTTGCCGTCACTTTTTGCCGCGGGCGGAGTCATGACGACTTCTACTACGCCCGGACGGAACAGATGACGGGCGATCCTCCTCCGCTTCCCTATGTCGATTTGCGGCGGGAGTCGATCCTTCAGCGCGTCCTCATCAAGGAAGTCCTGCGGCTTGCCTTCCTGGATGTGAACCCTGCGGCCCTCGCCGGCACGGGGAACACCCTTCTTGACAGCGTGCATGGGGAGTTTGGTCCGGCTGCTTCCTGGCCGAACGTTGCGCAGGATGTGGCGAATTGGTTGAACGACCCAGCACACCTGGCGGCGATCCGCCGGGTTATTGATGTCCTCCGCGTGCAGACTCAGTGGCAGGGAACCACTCCTGCCGCCCAAACATTCTGTCAGCAGATGCTCGCGTTCCTCCAGAACGATCTCGTGCCGCGCATTACCGCGGTCGTAAACGATCCGCGGTACACTCAAGACGCGCTCAGCGAGCGGCTGGCGAACGCGGGTCTGCTTCCGATGTTTGGTTTTCCCACGCGCGTCCGGCTCCTCTACACGCAATGGCCGTACCGAGGAAACCCTTGGCCACCGGAACACGGTACCGTGGACCGGGACCTCGACATTGCGATCAGCCAGTTCGCGCCCGGCTCCCAGACTGTGAAGGACAAGGCGGTCCATAAAGCGTGTGGCGTCGTGGAAGCGTACCCTCAGGGCAACGGGGTCGCGTTCAACGATGGTCTCTTCCCGCCTCTACCAGGCGGCAACCCGGCGCCTGTCGGAATTTGTGGGTACTGTCAGGCAGTGGACATACTTCCCGCAATGCCGAGCGCAGCACCTGGGGGTGTCGTGCCTCAACCAGTCCTTTGCCAAGTCTGTCAACGTCAGGAGATGCGGCCTCTTGACGCCCGCGAGCCAAAAGGATTCTTTACAGACCTTGATCCGGAGGACTTTGAGGGAACCTTTGAGTGGACAGCCTGTTCCACCCGCCCCACGCTCAACATCGGGACCCAACCGACCCAAACCCTTAACGTCGGAAATGGAATCGTCGGCACGTTGACTGAAACCGACATCACGTCGGTGAACGACAACGGTGGCCAGGGAGGCTTTGACTTCCAAGCCGCCATCGTGGACGGCCGGAACATCGGGGGTGCCTATGCAGCGCTGGCCCAAAACGCGCGGCGGGTGAGCATGAGCGGCCCTCCCTTCCGAATTGCCTTGCTTTCCCGGAGGCGAACGGATGCTCTATTGGTTGACATGGCGCAGTGGCCACAAGGTGTGAGCGCCGATCCGACGACGGTCGCTGGGCGGGCGGCATGGTATTCCTTGGCATTCTTCCTTCGGGTCGCTGCTGCGGCAGAACTCGACGTGGACACACTGGAACTGGACGCCGGCTTCCGAACATTCGGCCCTGCCGGGCAGCCACAAGCCCAAGCGTTCTTATGCGACAAGCTGGAGAACGGCGCCGGCTACTGCCGCTGGCTCGCCGAGCCGGCGCATTTCACTCAGCTTCTCAACCAGGCCGACCCCGCGCAACCCGGCTCAATCGCCGCACGGTGGCTCCTTCCTGGGCACGCAGGCGAGTGCGATACCTCCTGCAACTTGTGCCTGCGGGATTTCTATAACCTTCCCTACCACGGACTGCTCGACTGGAGACTGGCCTTGGACATGGGCCGGTTGTTGCGATCCGCAACCGTGACCATCGATCTCACGACTCTGTGGCCGACGACCGCAAATCCTTGGGACCGGCTGCTTGCCGGCACCGGCGCTCCAGTGCCCGCGCTCCTGCAACGCCTCGGCTACGGGCCGGCGCAGTTGTTTGGTTCCCTACGAGGCTACGTTCATGCTAATCCGCAGCGCCGCGTCATTTTGATCGAATCCCACCCCCTATGGACCGATCAACACCCGACGTTCATCGCTGCCAGCGGGATTGCGCTCCAGCACCATCCAGGGTTCAACGTGCGCCCCCTTGATCCATTTCTTACTATCCGGCGTCCGGCGGAGTATGTCTGAATCGGCATTAACGTGAACTCTTCCCTGAAAGAGCGAATTTCTCCACGGTTTTCTGGGCCACGTAAGGCGGACCCGCTTCACCTGTCGCGCGACTTCCCTGACCCGCTGTCGTTCCTACGGCCCCCCCTGAGGCGGACGGCACTGTGGCCTGTCATAAGCTGCCGCCTCCGCTCCCTAGGCATGTCCCTCCTGCACTCAGCATGCGATACTTGGGTCTTCTTAGCCGGGTTGCGCGCCACATGATCCATCGGCCCACTGCAGCTGGCACCACACAACCAGGAGCGCCTAATGACTATTACGCGGTTAACCACGTAACAGCCACAGCGTCCAGTGCTCCTGCGGCTGCGACAGGATCGTGTCGGCATCGGCCGGCACGACCTCTCCCTCGTAGTTGATGGTGCGGAGAAGGTAGCCGGCGCGTTCGACCTGGTGCAGAAGGTTGACGGCTTGCGGCGGGTCGCGTTGCATGTGCAGTTCCAGGACGACGGCAGCGTGCGGGAAGCGACGTAGGGTTTCCTGCATGCCTTCCCAGACCAGGGCCTCCGCGCCCTCGGCGTCGATCTTCACCAGGTCGAGCCGCGGCCAGTCGGCACAAAGGCGGTCGAGGGTGATCGCTGGCACTTGGACCGTGCCGCAGCGGTGGGCGTAGGCCCAGCGCTCCAGCGAACTCGTGGCGAAATCGCCGTCGTGCAGGACGAAGTCCACGGTGCGGTCGTCGAGGTTGCCGATGACTTTCGGGCAGATTTCGACGCCGTGGTGGAAGCCGTTGAGCGCCAGGTTCTGCGGCAGGTACGTCCCAGCCAGAAGCGGGTTCGGCTCGCAGGCCACGACGCGGCCCTCGGCACCGCAGGCGGCAGCCATGAGCAGCGTGTAGTAGCCGTAGTTCGCGCCGACATCAACGCACCACATGCCGGGCCGGAGATGGCGGGCGACGGCCAAGGTGACCCAGGACTCCCAGAAGCCGTCCAGCACCAGGCGCGGCCCGAGCATCAGGTCGCGCGTGTCCACGAACGCCAGGAAGTCGCCGAGCAACCGGCATAGCAACCGGTGTTCGCCGTAGTAGACGCCGGCGGCCTTGCGGCGGCTGGCCTCTTCCAGCTCGCCCCGGCTGGACAGCGCGTGCGACGGCAGCGGCATGATCAACCCTCCATCGGAATGAACTCGATGGGCATCCGCTCATGTTCGAGCCATTGCCCGTGCCAGGAACCATCGCCGTTGCGCCGCAGATGACAGGTCGGCCGGTCCAGCCGGCCCAGCGTCAGGATCGCCCGGCCGCCATCGATGTTCACGTCCCAGCGCCGCTCGCACTCGGCCGCGCCTTCGCCCACCTTGGCCCCCCGCTCCAAGCGCATCAGCCGCTCGTCATGGCCGACGCGACGGTAGAGGAAGCGCCGTCCACAAAGCGTGGCAATGATCTCTTGTTCATCCGGCGTCGGGTCGGGGTTGTGCCAGAGGACGCCGTCCCAGCGCTTGCGCAGTTCGACCATGAGATTGAAACAGAGTTCCTCATTGGCCAGCGAGTTGTTGCGGCGGTTGCCGCCACCGAGCTTCCACTTGTCTTGACAGCGGTGCTGGAAGACGATCCGGCCGTCGAAGTCGTATTGCACGATGGTGTGCTGGTTCCAGCCAGGCCCCTTGGGTGGCATGGCGTATTCAGTCCCCAGGAACCGCCAGGCGAGGTGGAAACACTCCTTATCGCCGTAGACGATGCGAAAGACGTAATCGGAATGCTCGGCGTACCAGAGGGCCATGCGGAGTTCACGCCAGCAGCGGGTCTTGTTGATCAAGTACTGGCCCGACTCGAAGGCAATCTCCCTCTGGGCCTCCGGCACCATCCAGTCCATGCCGAAGATTTGCCAGACGTCGGGCTTCAACGTCCAGCAGGCGTAGTCGGGCCAGAAGATCGCGCCGTGTTCGCGGAACTGCGGCGTGTCGAACAGGTAGGTCACGTCCCGCACCGGGCCGTTGTCCGCGTCGAGGAACAGCACCTGGGCGAACGGCGAGTGGAGCGTCGAGTACGGCTTCAGCTCCCACCCGCACAGGATGCGGCAGGGGATGTCCTTCTCCAGCTTGCGGGCATCGACGCACTCGACGCCGAGCGGCTTGAGCAGCCGCTTCATGTACGGATCGCATTCGCCGTCGCCGAGATACCAGAGCTGGATCGGCAGCTCGCAGCCGAAGTGCCGGACCAGGTGGACGTTGACCCAGACGCTGGGGAAGTACTTCAGCCCGCCGCCGGCAATGACGATGCCGCGCTCCTGGGCGTAGGCATGCCGGCCCGGCTGCAGGTTGTCGGCGAAGCGCCGGGCCATGACGCGGTGCGCCTCATTGACGTTGGGCCAGGACGCCCACCCGGACGGCCAGGGGCCGGGCGGGGCGTTCTCGATCAGATGGATCATCTCGTCCACGGTCATGTCTTGACGTGCTGAACCTGGATTCAGGTTTGCCATTGGTTTTCTCCTGTCGTCGCGTTCCCGCGAGAACGCGGGTTATTGGTCGTCGATGCCGGTCTGTTTGGGTTTGCCGGTTGGTGATCCGATTACGCTGCCGGGAAGCGGGCCGCTGGGTTGGCCGCTGCTGCCTCCCGGAGTGGAAGCCCCCGACGGGCCAGAAGTCCCGCCAGATGCGCTTCCACCGCCACTACCGGAACCGCTATCGGCCCCTGAGTCGCTTCCGCTCCCGCCGGTCGCGCCACTCGAACCCCCGGACGCCCCAGGCACACTTCCGCTTCCCGGCGGAGGAACTGACCCTGAGCCAGGGGCACTTGCGCTTCCGGGAACCGAGCCGCCGGTAGCTGAACCGGACGCGGGGACCGAACCACTTCCCGATGCCGAAACGCTGCCCGAAGGAGGCCCGCTCACACTGCCTGCCGCGCTTCCGCTCACGGAGCCGGAAGCGCCTGATCCCGATGCTTGGCTGCCGTTGGCTGATGCGGACCCCGGCACAGAACCGCTGGCGCTTGCTGACCCGGAGGCTGAGCCAGCACCGGAACCTGAAAGCGATCCAGACCCCGAAGGGCCGGAACCGGACGCTGAACCGCTCGCGCTGCCGGCCGCCGAACCGCTGCCCGAAGAACCTTCGCCAGAACCAGAGACCGAGCCGGAACCGGAGACCGAGCCTGACCCCGAAAGCGAACCGGAGCCAGAAGCGCTCCCACTGGCCGACCCGCTCTCGCTGCCCGAGCTGCCGCTTCCCGACGACCCACTCAATCCGGTCGAGCCAATCGAGCCGCTGCCGCTTTGCGACCCGCTCTCGCTGCTGCCCGAGCCGCTGAGCCCCAAGCTTCCCGACGCGCCGCTTTCACCAGAACTCCCGCTGAGTCCCGAAGTGGCCCCGCTGGAACCACTGGCCCCCGAACTTTCGCCGGATGATCCGCTGAGACCAGAACTCTGGCCCGAACCGCTCATGCCGGAACTTTCGCCGGACGATCCGCTCATGCCAGAGCTTTCTCCCGATGAACCACTTCCCGACCCGCTGAGGCCGAAGCTTTCGCCGGAGGAACCACTTGCCCCCGAAGACCCGCTGATCCCCGAACTTTCTCCCGAGGAGCCGCTGCCTTCGCCGGACGAGCCGCTTTCCCCGGACGACCCGCTGACGCCCGACCCCGACGATCCGCTTTCGCCCGACGAGCCGCTGACGCCAGAGCTTTCGCCCGACGACCCACTCATGCCGGAACTCTCGCCGGAGGAACCACTCATGCCTGAGCTTTCACCCGATGATCCGCTTTCCCCTGACGATCCGCTGAAGCCCGAACTCTCGCCCGACGACCCTGAGCTTTCCCCGGATGATCCGCTCTCGCCCGAAGAACCACTGGAACCTGACGAGCCGCTCGAACCTTCCGGGCAACAGCCGACCGCATAGACCGGCACGCCGTCCGCCGTCATGCCCACGAAGCGCATCAGGTAGCGGCCGATCTTCGGGAATTCGCAGGTCGCATAGCCGTAAAGCGGCTCGCCGTCGGCCAGCCCCAGGAACCGCGCAAGCACTCGCGGCACAGACGAGTGAATCGCCGCCGGCCCGGACCCCGATCCAGGACAGCCGAGCGCGTACAGGGGCACGCCGTTCTTCGGCCCCACGAAGCGCGCCAGGTATCGCTGCTGCAGGATCATTGGTTGATGTCCACCACCTTGCACTCGAAGAGCGTCTGCCAGGCCTTCGTCGCCACGTCGTAGCGCTGCACCTCGCCGGGGTAGTAGCCGTCGTCGTCGGGCACGTTGCTGGTGATCAGCACATGGGCCTGGTAGTCGCCGTCGTCCAGCCGCACGACGGCCCAGCGCAGGTACTGCGTGGTCGGGTCCGACGGGTCCGGTTCCTGGACCCACAGCACCCGCGCCGAGCCATGCGGCAGGTTCTGGAGTTTCTGCGTGTCGCCGTTGATGATTTCCGCGCAGTCGTAGAGCTGTTCGGGATCGACCTGCAGGCGCGCCGGTGTCACGCCGGCGATGACGGCCAAGCCGATCTTGCCCGTGGCGATCGGCTCCAAGAGCACCGCGAACTTTCCCGTGTGAACGTTCTTGACGGGCACGGTGCCCTCGAACGTCACCTGTCGCTTGAACTCGTCGAGGTTGTCCGGCGGCAAGATGATCGGCTCGGTGACGCCCAGCACCGCAAACCGTGCTTGGTCCGAACCCGACACATTCTTGACCTTGATGATGCCGCTCTGCCGGAAGAACTGCGACGCCTCGGTGCCGAACTGCTTGTGTTCGCGCACGGCGCGGGCCGCGTCGAGGAATGCGTTGAATGCCTCGGCGGAGATCTCCAGCCGCTGGCCCGGCTGGACCTTCTTGAAGGCATCGCCGGCCATCAGGTGCCAATCCCCAAAAGCGAGAAATCCCCATACGGGTAAACCTGCTCCACGTAGACCGCCGCCGGTTGCTTGACCAAGACGTCCTCGTCCTCGGCGTCCTGGTAGCGGACCCAGAGGTATTCCCACCCCTTCTTGTCGATGCCCGTGATCTCGCCCATCGTCAGCCCGGTCGCGTTCGGGCTGGCGGCGAAGCTGAAGGTGATTTCCCAATCGTCCTGGCCGCGCTGCGAGCCGGAAGCGCCCATGAACAACACCTCGCCGGGCGCAAAGCCCTTGAATGGCGCGGCATTGACCTTGCCCGTGAGGTAGAAGAGAGTCGCCTTGTAAGCAGGCGTGATCAGCGCGACCGGGATGTAATGCGTTTCCTTGAAGTTGTAGACCGGGATGGTGATGTCGGTCCCTTCGACCGAGTCGTTGTTAACGCCGATGGCCCCCTGGAAGTCGGGCGGGTCCTCGCCGGGCGGGGCATAGCTGTTGACCGTTTGCAGGCTTTGCGTGATGTGCGTCGTGCCGCCGCCGGTGTCGAAAGAGAAGGATGACTCGCCCGGTTCCTTTGGCTCCTTCTTGCCGTAGCGGACCGACACCTCCCACAGGCCGCTGCCCTGGTGGGAGATGTGGTAGTTCTGAAAGACCAGGCCGGCGTAGATCGCGGGGATCGTGGCCTCGACGATGGCGCGCACGGCCACATCGTCCTCGGTGCCATCGACGACGTAGAGAAGCTCCACGGACGGGTTCTCGACGCCGACCGTGGTCTCGCGACTGTCGTATTTCTCGATGATCACTGCCATCGATCATTCCTCACGCGAAAACCAATCCGCCGTTCTGGGCTTCCCGCACGAGCTGCCCGGTGTTGCGCGCGACCTGCTCGCTGGCGCGGGCGGTGCGCTCGGCCAGGCTGTCGGAACCCAGGCCGGCCACGGCAAAGGCGCTGAAAGTGCCCTTCACGTCGGTCTTAGCCTCGGCCTCGTCCAGGCCTTCCAGGTCGAATTCGGGGCGGCGCCGCCGCTGGTCCGCACGGTCCATCGCTTCCAGTGCGCGCTGCATTTCCATTTCCTCGCGCTGGGCCGCAAGTTCCGCGGCGCGTTCCTCCAGTGCGCGTTGCGCCGCGGCCACGCGCTCCTGGTCGGCGGCGTTGGCCGCATCGATCTCTCGCCGCCGCTCCCGACGTTCCTCTTCTTGCATCTGGTTGAGCGCTTCCTCGCGCTGCCGGCCTGCGTCGCGGGCTTGATCGACGCGCCGAGCGCGTTCCTGCACCCGGCGGTCAAGCCGCTCGCGGGCCTCGCGGTTCTGCTGCTCGACCTCGCGGTTGATGGCCTCGACCTCGCGCCGGGCCGTCGCCGGGCTGAAAAGGTTCCGCACCCGCGCCCAGGCACGGCGGAAGAAGCCGACGAACTCGTTGAAGGCGATCTGCAGGCCCGTGCAGAAGAGGTCCCAGCCATCGGCCAGAGCATTGACCACGGTCCAGAAGGCGACCTCGATTCCCGTCCAGGCAGTGTTGAAGGCGCGGGCCACGGCGTAGACCGCGCTCCAAAACAGCTCCACGAAGAACGACTTGAAATTCCGCCAGGCGGCAGTGATGGCAGCGATGCCCGCTTCCCACACAACCTGAATGCCCAGCCAGGCGACCTCCATTGCCCCGGCCAGGTCGCCGGCGGCGATGGCGTCTTGAATGCCCTGCCACGCCGTGCCCGCCGCGCCCAGAAGCTGGTCGAACCCCTGGCCCAGCGATTCCAGGGCCATGTTCCCCTCGTCGGTTGCGAACAGGACGGCGGCAGCGATGCCCCCAACGGCCGCGACGACCAAGCCGATCGGAGACAGCAGAAATCCGATGGCCGCGCCAAGCAGGCTCACGGCGGTCGTGGCCGCGGAAATGGCAAACGTCACGAGCCCAATCGCCGAGCCAACCGCCGAGATGAGCGGACCGAGAACCATCAGGGCCACGCCGACGCCGACGATCCCGGCGATGACGGCGGCGATGACGGTAATCACCTCGCGGTTCTCGTCGATCCAGCCGGCGAGGTTGGCGGCGACGCGCGTGATCCACGCGGCGATCTGCTTGAGCGTGGGCGCCAGCGCCGCTCCGACCATGAAGGCCACCTGCTTGAGCGACCGCCACAGCGTCGAGAGCGCGTCGCCGAACGCCTCGGCCGCCTGGGCGTCTTCGGTGCTCATGGTCAGGCCAAGGCCGTTCGCTTCGCGGCGCAGCTCTTGGATGCCTTGCGCGCCAGTGGACAAGAGCGGCAGCAAGCTCGCCCCTGTGCGCCCGAAGATCTCCATTGCAATCGTGGCGCGGTTGGCCGGGTTCTGAATCCGCGACAGGCGGTCGGCGATCAGCTCGAATTGCTGGTCAGGCGACAGACCCGTGAGATCGGCAATGGTCAGGCCAAGCCGGCCGAGGTTTCGCTGCGCCTGGACAGACCCGCGGGCAGCCTCGATGATGTTGCGGCTCATCGTGCGGAGGCCTTTCTCCAGGTCCTCCGCGCCGGAACCGGACTGCTCGGCGGCGTAACGCAGCTCGGACAGCGCCTCGACCGCCACGCCGGTGCGCTGCGACATGTCGAGCATGTCGCTCCCCATGTCCGCAAACAGCTTGGCCGCGCCGAGAAACGGCAGAGCGAGGGTGACGCCCAGGCCGGCGAGCTTTGCACCCAGCGCCGTGATGCTCGCGCCAAAGGCCTTCAGCCGAGCGGACGCGGCGTTGAGCCCCTTGACGAGCCGACTGTCCTTGACGAACAGCTCGACATAGGCGGCACCGGCGCGAATCCCCGAGGCAGCGGCCATTGTCATCTCCGATCCACGAACACCCGCTTGAGCACGTCAATCGACGCCTTGCGCACCGGCAGCTCCCGCCGGCGGTGGTAGGGATTAAAGTCCGCCGGCTTGTAGGGCGCTGGCTTTTTCCGATGATCTCGATGGATGTTGGCGGTCAGCGCCAGTAGCGCCGAGGTGTGCGCCCAGCGCTCGCGGCTCCGGGCCTCGGCCATCAGGCAGAGTTCCCGGAGGGAGAAAGGGCCGGGGTCGATTCCGAGGACTCCGGCGCAATGCCAAATGAGCGTAGCAATCTGTTCGCTTCGCGGTCGGCGTCGAACGTCTCCAAGACCTTCTCGGCCTGGCCCAGGAGCCGGTCCCGCACCTTCCGGCTTTCGGCCACGATCTTCCGCAGGCTGCTCCGCGCCCTCGCTTCGGGGAAAAAATCGATCAGTTCCTCCAGGAACGCGTCCGTGGCCAACGTGATTGCATCGCCCGCCAGTGCCCGGCCGAAGTCCTCGTCGCTGATCTTCTTCGCGTCCGCTTCCTCCTTGCACAGGCAGTACAGCACGTCGGCGAGCATCACCGGATCGCCGACCAGCGCGCCCAGCGGCTTGAAACCGTCGTCCACCAGCTTGTACAGATCGACGTTGAGCAGGCCCCGGACGCGCTTGATCGCCGCCACGTTGATGGCGATGGTCCAGGTCCGCCCCGCGTTGTCGGTGAAGGTCCGCATCGAGGACTCCCGGTGAATCACTTGGCCACACAAATCGGAATCGGAAGGGGCTGCCACTCGTCGTCAAATTCCGCTGGCCAGGACCGCAGCGGAATTGGAAAAGGCATCCAGGTCTCGTCGGCGTCGGATGCCTTGGGGCGGGTTCGCTGCGCCACCTCGGCCGAGCAGCCCCACATCGACACCTTCCGCCCCATTCCGCTCGTGCAGCAGACGACGGAGATCAACTCGTTGGTGTCGTCGCGGAAGATGCCGCCGCCGGAGTCTCCCGACGAAACGCTCAGCGTCATCCGCAACTGGCCCTGGGCGTTCTCGCGGTCGGCGACGGTGCCGTCCTCGCGGTTGCCAGGGTGGTCCACGCCGTAGCCCATGTGCCAGATCGCCGTGCCTGGCTCGGGGTTCTTGGCGGCGATCAGGGCGTAGGGCAGGTCCGCGACTTGCTCCTCGGTCACGCACCACGCCACGTCGGGCGTCTTGTGGTGGGCCACGACGCGAATCCCGAGCGTCCGACCGTCCTTGAGCGTGAGAGTGCCGCGAGCCCCGACGCCTGAGACGCAGTGGGCGGCGGTCAGCACATCCCACTTTCCGTCGGAACGACGTGGACCGATCACCGTAGCCGTGCAGCCGGCGTTGCTGAAACGGATGCGGCCCAGGGCATTGACCGGGTCGAGCTTTCCGTCGCCCGGCGGCTTGGGATCGGGCTTGGGCGGCACTGGTGGAACTGGCGTGCAAGACTCGATGGTGACGCCGACGCGGGTCTCCTCGACCGTGAGGTTGCCGTCGGTATTGCTGATGACCAGCAGTTCGACTTCGTAGGTGCCGGGATGGGCGGCGAACTCCAGGACACCGCGCGGCGAGGTCGCCCGTTGAACGTCCTTGGACGGATGGATTCGCCACAAGATCGCGGCCTTGGCATCCACGCCCTCGGCACGGAGGCGGACCAGGGAATGGGGCTTGTACTTCGTCTCGCCGACGATGCGGATCGCATCCGCTTGCGCCGAACCGGGCATGAAGGCAAGGACCAGACCAATCAACAGAACCGAACGCACGATGCTTCCTCCAAGTAAGATCAGGGAACGATGAGCCAGGCCGGCGGGTTGATCGAGTACGTCGGCTTCACAGTCACGCTCACCGTGATGGCTTCCTCCAGCGCCTCGTTGCGGCTGAAGTTGGTGACCATGCACGTCGCCCGCAGGCCCTGCGAGCCGGCGACGGTGATGTCGCCGTCCATGACCGCGAACTCCATCGCGCCGCGATTGAGGAAGGTGTCTCGAATTGCACCGAAGTCGTCGTCGGCCGTGTCCCAGACCATCTCGAACTCGATGGAGCCGTCCTTGAGCGTGGCGACCGTGGCCCGCCAGCCGGCATTGCCGCGCGTGGTCACGTCGGCTTCGCCCGCTTCCAGGTTCAAGGTCACGTCCTTGACGTTCTTGATCTCGTTCCACACCGGGACGGCGTAAGTGCCGGTGTTGCGATAGAGCCGGGCATCGAGGCCGAGTTTGACTGCCATGAGCGTGTCTCCTTAGCGAACCGAATCGCGCCACAGCGCCGAGAGCTTGGGCTTTTCCGCTTCAAAAGCCGGCTGCATGAAGGGCCGGGGGCGGTAGCGCGCGTGCCGCGCCTTGCCGCGATCCTCGATCACCGCGTCGCCGCCATGCTCCAGGAGGCGAGGCGCCGGCGAGCCTTCTTTCGTCAGCGTCGGGCCGATGACGACGCTCTTGCGCTGCGGGTCGTAGGCGAACAGGATGAACTTCCGCAGCAATCCCACGTGCGAATAGGGCGGCGACCCTGGCGGGCTCGTTCCCTTGCGCTTGCGGATGGAGGTCTTGGCCCGCTGCCGCACGAACGCGCCGAACTTCGAGAACACCCGTCGCGTGCCGGCATCGACCGACCGCTTGACCTTCTCCCGGTCGAAGAAGCCGCCTTTCGCTGCCTGGAAGGTCATGCCGATCATGCTTCACCTCCACACGCGAAAGGTCAGCGTGATGACGCTGGTGAACTGCCGGAATTCGTCCAGGTGTTCCAGCGAGTAGACCGGCTCGTTCTTCACTTCCGTGCAGCGGGCATTCGGGAAGCTGGCCAACGGCTGCGTCCGAAAATGGTCGGCGATCTCCTCGACCAGCGTCATCAAGGCGTCGAGCGATGCCTGGCTCATGTCGGTTTTCTGCTGCACCGCCACGTCGATCAGGTAATCGAACGTGTCGCGGTTGCGGTCGAGCGTCTTTGAGGCCAGCGACCGGGGCACCACGCTGACTTTCAGCTCCGTCATCTCGGACAGCTCGAACTTCGGCTGGTAGTGCCGCTCGGCGGTCACCGGCTGGCTGAACGTGGTGCCGTTCAGTTGGGTAACCACGGCATCGGCGATGGCGAGGATCGTGGCGGGCATCCGTCACTCCTGGGGGACGAGTGCCCGCACGATCCGCAGGATGAGGTCGTCCACCGGCGACTTCGTGGCGCGGACGGCTTCGGTCAGCGCTTCGCTATGAATGATGGCGCGAAGGATGGGAACGACCTCGCGAAATCGCCCCTGTTCCTGACTGAACAAACCGAGCAGTTGTCGCAACAGTTCGAGCATCACTCGACCCTCACTTGTTTGGCGTGAATCCGCAGCACCTTGCGAAACACGTCCGACCAGCGCCAGGGCGGCTCCTTGCCCGGAGCCATGACCTCGTAGATGAAGGTCTTGGTCCCTTGCGTTTCCCGGATCAGGTCGCCGCGCTCGGGCAGGGCCGGCGAGCCGCCCAGGATCAAGTCCGCCGCCTGAATGAGGAAGTCGCGGTCGGTCCATTCCATGCGCACGCCGCCGTAGCCGTCGTCGAGCTTGAGCAGCGTCCGGCCAACCGTGGCCGCAACCGCGACTTCCAAAGCGCCGCGTCGGTAGACGACTTGGCGGGAGGCGTGCGTCTTGAGCTGATCGGTCAGCCAATCGGAGCCGGTCTGGAGCAAGTCGGGCACGGTGTCCTCACTGACTGAGCTTCACGCGGACGGTCGCGTCGTTATCGCCGGCGGCGCGCACGCACTTGCCGAGCTGCTTGTTGCCCGTCGCCGAGGTCGTCGCCTGGTTGGCCGTGTCGTTCCAGTAGACGATGGCCCCGACGGCGATGGCCGTACCGGCGCCTGTCGCCTTGGCGAAGTCGCAGACGCCCTCGACGGCCAGCGCGCCAAGCTGGCTGGCCTTGATCGGTTGCTTGGCCACACCGACCAGGTCGCCCTGCACAACCACATCGCCAGCCGCGACATCTGCTGCGGGCGTGTAGTCGATGGATGCCCCTTCGTGAACGAAAACGGCTTGTGCCATTGGTTGGTCCCCCTGGGGTTACGCCTCGCCCTTCGCCTTCACGCCGCCGCGGTAGTCCTGCAAAGCAACGCCGAAGTCGTGGTAACCGCGCATCTGCACGCCCAGGACGTTGAAGTCCGCGTCGGCCGTCTCGATGGTCGGTGCTTCCTGGCCGTTGAGGAACGCGACCTCGATCACCGGCAAGTCGGTCGGCTCGGCCAACAGATACCAGGCCTTGGTCGAGAAGCCCGCGTACTTGCTGTTGCCCAGGTAACGGCTCACCTCGACGCGGAACTTGCCCTGGTGTGGGTTGGTGATCGGGTACTTGACGTTCGAGGCGTTGTCGCGCAGCTCCAGCGACTTGAAGAGCTGCGAGCCGATGGCCGATAGCGCCGTGGGCACGAGCAAGATCGCCGGCATGATGCCGATCGGCTTGCCGTCGCTGTCCACCTGGTCCATGAAGGCGACCTCGGCCGCCGTCAGCCCGTCAATCCCCAGCGCCGTGGCCGCGCCGGTCAGGTAGTTGTTGCGCGCCGCCGTGAAGAAAGTGCTGTTGTTCAGGAACGTGGTCCAGAACACATCGTTGATCTTCAGGCCCGAGCCGCGGCCGAGTTTGCGCGGCACGGTCGTGATCGCGCCCAGGTCGTCGTTGATGATGTCGCGGCGGTCAATGGACAGCAGTAAACCGTAGGTGTCGGCCCGGTTTTCGTACTTCTCTTCGCCGAGCGTGCCGTGCTTCAGCTCGCCGCCGGGCGCGACCAGCTCGTACTGGTCCTTGCCGATGAGGCGGTAGCTGGTCACGGTCTTGAAGTCGCTGACGTTGCGGACGGCGGTGATGTTCCGCCAGGTGCGCTCGACCGAGAAGAAGCCCTCCAGCAGGAACTTGTTGGCGACGTTGGACAGGATACCGCCGATATCGATGGTCGAGAAGGACGCCTCAATGCCGCGGCCGAAGGCGAAGCGCAGGACGGCCCGATGGTCGCGGAAGTTGCGGCCGGTGTAGCCGTTGGCCCAGGCCGCCTCCAGGAGCAACTCCTGCAAGCCAATGCCGCCGCGGAAGCGCCGGCTGGCCAGGTCGAGCGTTTGCGGCTCGTACAGCTCTTCGACCTGGCCGAGCTTGGCCGTCAGCAAGCAGGCTGCTTCGAGCACCGTGGCGGAGATGGTGTTGTCGGCGACGTGGACGGCTGGGGAGCGCGGGCGGTCGGCGCGGAGGATTTCCAGCTCGGTGCGGGTCGCGTCCCAGCCTTCCTGGATGGCCCGCGCCTCGATGTCCGCGTGTCGGCCGGCGCAGACCCGGCGGATGGCAGCGATGCGGCTGGTTTCAGCCAGCGCCTGGGCGCGAACTTCCTCGGCCGTCGGCTGCGAATCGGTCGGAGGTGCCGGCGCTTGGGGCAAGGCCGTGCCGGTGCCCTCGGTGTTGGCGTCTTGGTTGTTCACGGCTGCATCTCCCGGCGGGTTGGTCGCGGCGACGGTCGCGCTGGTGCGGCCGTCGGCCCCGAGATCGACGAAGCTGATCTCACCGAGCGTCGCCTTGCGGACGACGTTGAGTGGGCCGGTCAGCGCCCGGCCGTTGACCACGACCTTCTGGTTTTCCTTGATGAACTCGAACTCCTCGACGCCGGCGCCGACCGACGCCTGCCAGGGGAAGCCGTTCTTGGCCGAGATGACAATCTCGCGAGCCGCGGCCGTGTCGCGGGACACCACCCCGGTTGCCGTGAGCTGCCCATCCTCGATGCGGATGGCATCGGTGTGCCCCACGCCGGACAGCGGGTCGTGCCCGAAGCGGATCGGCCGCGATTGCGAGGGGATGGTCAGCCCCGCCAGGTCGAGAACGACCGGGTAGCGCCAACCGGCGATCCGCATCGGCGCGCCGGTGTAGGCGACCATGCGGAAGCGCGGCAGCGCCTTGTCGGCATCGGCGCCGCCGGCGGCTAGCTCAATCGTCGCGGTCGCGGCCAGGTTGAGCAGGCTGGGCACACCCGAATCATGCGGCTGCCCGTTGGGCTTCCGACTCGTCGGCTTCATCATCGTTGGTCTCCTTCGGTTCCGTTGGCTGGGCCTGCGCCGGCGTCAGCCCCAGTTCCTGCATGAGCGCGACTTCCTTGGCCCGCTGCCGCAGGGCTTCTTCCCAGTCCCGGCCCTGCCGGGCATACTCGTAAGCCAGCGTGGTCGTGTGAT